CATGTCTCAGTCGATCAAGCAGTTCACGACCGGCACGCGCACGGCCACGGGCGGCACGACTTCGGCGGCAGTGACTACCGAAGGCGCAATCGTCATTGCCATTACCGGCGCGGGCAACGCAGCTACCGTCAAGGCGGGCGACGTGTTCACCGTGGCGGACTGTTTCGCGGTCAACCCGCAGACCCGCGAGTCCACCGGCTCGCTGTTTCAGTTTGTGGTGCTGTCCGACGTGACCCTTGGCGCCAGCGGCGAAGGCAACTTGTCCGTTGCGCCGATCTACTCGTCCACCAACGCACTGGCTACCGTGAACGCTCTGCCGGGCAACTCCAAGGCCGTGGTGTTCGTGGGCGCTGCGTCGTCGCAGTACCCGCAGAATCTGGTCTACCACAAGGACGCGATCACCTTCGCCACCGCCGACCTGATGATGCCGCAAGGCGTCGATATGGCGTCGCGGCAAGTGCATAACGGCATTTCGATGCGTATTGTTCGTCAGTACGACATCAACAACGACCGTTTGCCCTGCCGTATTGACGTTCTGTACGGCTACAGCGTGATTCGTCCGCAGATGGCCGTCCGTCTGTGGGGCTGATTGAAACTCACTTGAAAGGAAATCATCATGGCAATTCCTAATGGCGCAGGCGGCTATCAGCTTGGCGACGGCAACCTCAGCGAGCCTGTTCTGGGCTACGTTGACACCCCGCTGACCCAAGCCGGTACCGCAACTCTGACGGCGGCGCAAGTCACCGCAGGTATTCTAATCGTGGGTTCGGGCGCTACGACGGCTCAAACGTACACGCTTCCGTCGGCAACGGCTGCCAACGGTGTTGACTCGATTGTGAGCAGCGCCAATGTGGGCAGCACGTTTGATCTGAGCATCATCAACCTTGGTACTAGCTCTGGCACGGCCGCTCTGGCAATGGGCTCCGGCACTGGGTTCAGTGATGGCGGCAACGCCACCACGACCGTTGCGATCACGTCCAGCGCGCTGTACCGTTTCCGCAAGACGGGCGAAGGCACGTTTTTGGTCTACAAGGTGGCGTAATCTATAGGGGGCTTCGGCCCCCATTTTTGAAAGGACAAGCGTATGCCAAATACCAAAGCTATTGGTGTGGCGTTTGCAGACCCTGAATTTGAGAGCGTTACCGTTACGGGTGCCGTCACTGGCGCTTCAATTTCCGTTACGGGTGCCGTCACTGGCGCTTCAATTTCCGTTACGGGCGTACTTAACGGCACGCAACTGGATTTGAACGCGCCGGTCACTAAGACCGCTTCGTTCACGCTGGGGGCGACCGAAAACTTCGTTATCTGTAACGGGGCTTCTGCTAACGTCACGGTCACGTTCCCCACTGCTTCGGCCAACACCGGCCGTGTGGTGTGGGTCAAAAACCTGTCGGCCACTTACACGGTGATTTCGGCAACGTCAAACGTCAAACCAATCAACTCTGGCACCGCAGGCACGGCGATTCTTGCCGCGTCCGCAGGCGCTTGGGCCATGTTGGTGTGCGATGGCACCGACTGGGTTGTAATGGCTTCGTAAACCAACGGCGGGGGCTTAATCAGCCCCTGCTCACACATATGGCCGTCATCTATCTACATCATCCCGTGCATGGGGCAAAAGTCGCAATCTCCGATATGGAGGCCAAGACTGACATCCAGAATGAGTGGGAAGAGTTTGACCCCGCAGCGCCGGTGACTGATCCAGACCCGCAAGTTGAAGTTGTAGCCGATGACGCCGCGCCGGAAGAGGCGCCAGTCGTTAACGAACTACAGCCGCGCAGGCGGGGCCGTCGTCCAAAAGAGGCCGTGCAATGACAACTGCTGGCGAAATCATCAAGGGATCGTTGCGTCTGATCGGCCAACTGGCCGAGGCAGAAGAGCCATCGGCCGCAACGATGCAAGATTCGATTGCTGCCGTGAACCAGATGATTCAGTCGTGGAACACCGAACGTCTGTCGGTGTTCAGTACGCAGGATCAGGTGTTCACTTGGCCCGCAGGCCAAGCCACGCGAACTCTTGGCCCCACGGGGAACTTTGTTGGCAACCGGCCCATTGAGATTGACGACAGCACGTACTTCAAAGACCCGACGACCAATTTGTCGTTTGGCATCAAGCTGATTAACCAGCAGCAGTACGACGGCATTGCGCTGAAAATTGTGGTGTCAACGTACCCGCAAGTAATGTGGGTCAACAATACGTTTCCTGACACCACGCTGACGGTTTACCCAGTGCCGTCAAAGACGCTGGAGTGGCACATTATCTCGGTGGAAGAGTTGACGCAAGTCACGAACACCGCCACAAACATGTTTTTCCCGCCCGGTTACTTGCGGGCGTTCCGGTACAACCTGGCGATGGAGTTGGCCCCCGAGTTTGGCATTGAGCCGTCGCCGCAAGTCGTTCGGATTGCAATGACCAGCAAGCGCAACCTGAAGCGCATGAACTTTCCGGGCGATCTCATGGCGATCCCGTACCCCATCGTGGCGACCCGCCAGCGGTATAACATCTACGCCAACAACTTCTAAGGCGTGTCATGGCAAACGTAACTATCCCGATGCTGCCTGCCGCCTCGTCGGCGGCGGGAGCCGATCTGCTGGTGGTGGAACAAGGGGGCGTGACCAAGCAAGTCACTCGGAATGTTCTTCTTACGAACGCCGCTTTGACTACCCCCGCGCTTGGCACGCCAACGTCAGGAACGCTTACAAACTGCACTGGGCTTCCGGTTGCCACCGGCGTCTCGGGCTTGGGCACAGGTGTAGCGACGTTTTTAGCCACGCCCTCGTCGGCCAATCTTGCAGCGGCCATGACCGATGAAACCGGGTCAGGTTCGCTAGTGTTCGCCAACAGCCCGATGCTTACCACCCCGGCGCTTGGCACTCCATCTTCGGGCGTTTTGACTAACTGCACTGGTTTGCCGTTGACCACGGGCGTAACCGGCGGATTGCCGGTGGCAAACGGCGGCACCGGCGCAAGCGCAGGCGTTCAAACGCTGTCCGGCCCCGGCGCGGTCAACATTACCAGCTTGACTACCGCGTTTGCGTCAACGGCCACGGGCAACGCACTGACGTTGGTCGACGGCGCCGCAGGCCAGATAAAGACCATCATCTATGTGGCTGAGGCCGCAGGTGCTGACACGGGGATCTTGACGCCGACCAATTTTGGCAACGGCACGACGATCACGTTCAGCGCGGTTGGCGACTCCGTGGCGTTGCAGTTCGTTGGTACGGACTGGTGGATCATCGGCCTTCGCGGTGCCACAGTAGCTTGACGCATGAAGACGCCGATTCTCGGGTCTACCTACGTCGCTCGGTCGGTCAACGCTGCCGACGCGCGCATGGTCAATCTGTTCCCGGAGATTGTGCCGGAGGCGGGCAAGGAACCGGGTTTTCTGCTGCGCGCCCCAGGGCTGCGCAAACTCGCCACCATAGGCACTGGGCCGATTCGTGGGTTGTGGCAGCTTGGCGGCTTTCTTTACGTCGTCAGCGGCAATACCTGCTACAAAGTTACCAGCAACTACACGGCCATAGCGCTAGGCGCCGTTGCGGGCGCCACCCCCGTCAGCATCAGCGACAACGGCACGCAAATTTTCATTGCCGCCAACGGGCCAAGTTACATTTACGACACCAGCACTGACGTATTTCAGCAAATCGCAGACCCGGATTTTCCCGGCGCGGTGACGGTAGGCTATTTGGATGGCTATTTTGTTTTTAACGAGCCGAATAGTCAAAAGTTCTGGGTCACAAGTTTGCTAGACGGCACCAGCATTGACGCACTGGAATTTGCCAGCGCGGAAGGCTCGCCCGATGGTTTGGTGGGCTTGATTGTCGATCACCGCGAAGTCTGGTTGTTTGGCACCAATAGCGTTGAAGTGTGGTACGACGCAGGTCTGCTGGATTTCCCGCTACAGCGCGTGCAAGGCGCGTTCAATGAGATTGGCTGCGCTGCGCCGTATTCCATCGCAAAACTTGACAATGGCGTTTTCTGGCTGGGCAAAGACGCTCGTGGCGAAGGCATCGTCTACCGCGCCAACGGCTACACCGGCCAGCGCATCAGCACTCACGCGGTGGAGTGGCGCA